GGCAAGCCCCTGTCCACGATCGAGAACGTGGCCGACGTGTGCCAGCGCCTTGGCATCACCGTGCGCTACAACGTGATCAGCAAGGAGGAGGAGATCCTCATCCCTGGCGCCGCCTTCTCGCTGGACAACAAGCAGAACGCCAGCCTCGCCTGGCTCTTGTCCGAGTGCGCCAAGTTCCGCATGCCCGTCGACCGGGTGCCAGACTTCATCACCTATCTGGGCGACCAGAACCTCTACAACCCGGTGGCCGAGTGGGTCATGTCCAAGCCGTGGGACGGACACGACCGCCTGTCGGAACTGATCGCAACCGTGCGGGCCAAGGACGAGGCGAGCGACGAGCGCGTCATGCGCATGAAGACCGCCTTCATCACCCGCTGGATGATCTCCGCGATCGCGGGCGCCTTCCGTCCGACCGGCGTGTCAGCTCATGGCGTGCTGGTGTTCCAGGGCGCGCAGTACGTGGGCAAGACGAAGTGGTTCAAGCAGCTGGTGCCCCAGCACCTGGACCTGCTCAAGGACGGCATGCTGCTGCGCCCCGACGACCGCGACAGCGTCATGAAGTGCGTCTCCAACTGGCTGGTGGAGCTCGGCGAGATCGACGCCACCTTCCGCAAGTCTGACGTGGCCGCGCTGAAGTCCTTCCTGACCTCGGACCGCGACGTGCTGCGCAGGGCCTACGCCCGCAAGGAGAGCACCTTCGCCAGGCGCACGGTGTTCTTCGCCTCGGTGAACCCCAAGAACTACCTGCACGACGAGACGGGCAACCGCCGCTACTGGACCATCGAGTGTGAGCATCTGGACCACAGCCACGGCATCGACATGCAGCAGTGCTGGGCGCAGGTGCACAGCCTCTGGGCGGCCGGCGAGAGCTGGTTCCTGCAGCCCGAGGAGATGGAGCTGCTCAACGAGCACAACAAGGACTTCGAGGTCATCGACCCGATCGAGGACCTGATCACCAACGGATTGCGCTGGAAAGACGAGCCTTACAACTGGAATTGGCGCACCGCGACCGAGGTCTTGATGTCACTGGGTCGTCACAACAGCACGAAGGCCGACGTCACAAAAGCTGGCACGATCATCCGCAACATGAACGGCGGCAAGGCAAAACGCACCGGACAGCAGCGTTTGCTCTACGTTCCTGACGCCTTCAGGACACCTCAAGGCTGATGCGTCATGCCGAAAAAGCCTTATAAATCAATGACATTTGACACTATGACACCTAATGACACTCTTTATAGTAGTAGTAGTATAAAAGGGGAGAAACGGGGGGCGCGTAAGAAATGCCCGCCTAATAGCAAAGCTGGTCACACGTGCACTGCGGTGTCATCTTCGCTTGTGCGATATAATTGCATCAGGAGTATCAACATGAACAACTACATCATCAAGAACGGCCTTCCTTTGCTTCCATCACGCGAAGAGCGCTACCCTTTTGGGGCGCTTGAAATTGGGCAGTGTTTTGAATTTCAGCTGCATCAGGTGGGTGAGGTTCGATCAGCGGCTCAATACGTTGGGAAGAAGCTGGGAAGGTCTTTCTCTGTTCGCAAGGACAAGTTGGCTGGCGTTGGTCGCTGCCAGCGCACGGCCTGATCGTTGCGAAAATCACACCATCCGAGTAACATTCACATCATGGCGACCAAAAAGAAGCTCACCCTCAACGCAAAAACCGTGGTGCCCAAGCCCAACGGACGGCCCTCGAAGTTCTCCCAGGCTCTGGCCGATGAGATCGTCGAGCGCGTGTCCAATGGCGAACCGCTGGCGCCCGTTTGCCGCGACCTCGGGCTCGGGCTCACGACCTGGTACGACTGGTGCAAGGCTCGCCCTGAACTATCCGAAGCCATCGCGCGTGCGCGAGAGGCCGGCGAGGAGATCATAGCCGCAGACGCGCTCAGGATCATCGACGAGGAGCCGAGCCTCAACATCACGCAGTTCGGCAGCAGCTACGACAGCTCGAGCGTGACATGGGCCAAGAACCGGGCCGAGCTCAGGCTGAAGCTGCTGGCGAAGTGGAACCCGCGCAAGTGGGGCGACAAGATCGCCGTGGGCGGCGCTGACGACCTGCCTGCCCTGCAGTCGCAGGCGAACGTGACCCTCGACCCGTCCGAGGCCTACAAGCGCCTCATGGGGGGCAAGTCATGAGCGACCGCGTCGTGGCCTCCCTGCTGATCTGCTTCATGGCCGGCGCGATGGTGTTCGAGCACGAAGTGCTGGCGGTGCTGCTGCTGCTGGCTGCCGTGGGGATCGCGGCATGAGCGCCCTCGACACGCAGGTCGCTGGCGACCACTACAAGGCCCGCAAGATCCAGCCGGTGGAGTACATCCACGCGAACAACCTCGGCTTCCTCGAGGGCTGCATCGTCAAGCGCATCACCCGCTGGCGCGACAAGCCGGCCGAGAGCCGCTTCCAGGACCTGGAGAAGATCAAGCACGAAGTCGACCTGCTGATCGAACTGGAGTCCAGGAATGGCTGACCTGGCGACCTTCAACTGGCGAGAGCCCGACTACCGCCCGGTGTGGCAGGAGCGCGTCGAGCGCCTGCAGCGCCTGCGCGCAGACCCCGGCATCCTGCCAGGCCTGAAGGCCTTCTACGCCGACCACCCGGTCGAGTTCATCAACGACTGGCTGTGCACCTTCGACCCGCGGAACGTGGAGCGCGGCATCGAGGCCGTGACGCCGTTCCTGCTGTTCCCCAAGCAGGCCGAGTTCGTCGAGTTCGTCGTGGCCCGGTGGCGGGCCCGTGAGGACTGGCTCTGCGAGAAGTCCCGCGACATGGGCGTGAGCTGGCTGTGCGTGGCGATCGCCACCTGGATGTGGCTGTTCCACCCTGGCGTCGTGGTCGGCTTCGGCTCGCGCAAGGAGGAGTACGTCGACAAGCTCGGCGACCCGAAGTCCCTGTTCTGGAAGATCCGCGAGACGCTGAACCTGCTGCCGGTGGAGCTCAGGCCCAAGGGCTACAACGAGCGCGCCCACGCGCCGAGCATGCGCATCGTGAACCCCGAGAACGGCTCGACCATCGTCGGCGAGAGCGGCGACAACATCGGCCGCGGCAACCGGACCTCGATCTACTTCAAGGACGAGAGCGCGTTCTACGAGCGCCCCGACGCGATCGACGCGGCGCTGTCTCAGACCTCCAACTGCAAGGGCGACGTCAGCACGCCCAACGGCTCGGGCAACCCGTTCTACCGCAAGCGGCACGGTGGCCGGATCAAGGTGTTCGTGTTCGACTGGCGAGACGACCCGCGCAAGGACGAGGCCTGGTACGAGCGCCAGAAGGCGACGCTGGACCCCGTCATCGTGGCGCAGGAGATCGACCGCGACTACACCGCCTCGGTGTCGAACGCATGGATCGCTGGCCCCATTGTGCTGGAGGCCATGCGCCGTGGCCCGGCCGACGTGCAGGCCATTGGCCCGCTTATGGTCGGCGTGGACGTGGCGCGCTTCGGCAACGACAAGAGCTGCATCACCTTCCGCAAGGGCCGCGTGGTCTACCCCCAGATCGTCTTCGGCATGTGCGACGTGGTCGACGTGGCCGGGCGGGTGAAGCAGGCGATCGAGGCATGGGGCGAGCCGCCCAGCCAGATCGCGGTGGACACGATCGGCATCGGCTCCGGCGTGGCCGACATCCTGCGGCGCGAGTTCAAGCGGCAGGTGGTGGACGTCAACTCGAGCCTGCGCCTGTCCGACGGCCAGAACTACAACCTGCGTGCCAGGATGTGGCGCGACATGCGCGAGTACCTGAAGAACGGGGCCTCGCTGCCCAACGATCCAGAGCTGTCGACTGACCTCACGGCCCTGCAATACGAGTTCCGTGGCGGTGAAATGCTGATGGAATCGAAGGATGATGCCAAGAAGAGGGGCATCAAATCACCAGACAGAGCAGACAGTTTGGCGTTAACATTCGCCCATCCCGCGCGCGATGCGGCTGAGATGCCTTTGCGCGCCCACACCGAATACGCAATTTTCTAGGAGTTCATCATGAGCGCAGTCAAAAACCTGTTCAAGAAGCCCGCCGTGCAGGCCGCTCCGACGCCGATCGAGATTAAGGCCCCCGTGGTCAACCAGGAGCAGGTCGATCGCAACGCGGCCGACATCATGCGCCGCCGCAAAGGAACCCAAGCAACCGTGACCGGCGCCGCCGATCTCGGATCAACAGCCGGCTCTGTGGCGAGCAAGTCGCTGCTGGGCATGTAAGGAGCCGACATGGCCGATTCCCGCGCAGACAGCTGCCTCTCGCAGCACGACCGGCTGATGACTCAGCGCTCCACCTTCGAGAAGGTGTGGCAGCAGATCGAGGACCGGATCAACCCGACCGACGTGCAGTTCTCGTCGACCGTGGCGAACACGACCAAGGGCCAGCAGAACACCGAGAAGGTGTTCGACGCGACGCCCGGCCTGGCGCTCGATCGCTTCAAGGCGGCGATCCACTCGCTGGTCACGCCGCGCAACCAGACATGGCACAAGCTCAAGGCCTCCGACGAGTCGCTGGCCGACGATCAGGAGGTCACGCGCTACCTCGAGGAGGTCAACAGGCGGCTGTTCGCAGCGCGCTATGCGGCCAACTTCGACACCGAGGTGCAGGGCTCCTACTACCAGGCCGGCAAGTTCGGCAGCATGGGCATGTTCGTGGGCGAGCGCCCCGGCAAGTCGCTGTTCTACCGCTCGGTCCCGATGAAGCAGCTGTTCTTCGCGGAGAACGAGTTCGGCATCGTCGACCTGGTGCACCGTGACTGGTTCTGGACGGCGCGCCAGGCGTTCCAGCGCTGGGGCAACAAGCTGCCGCAGGCCATCCAGCGTGCGGCTGAGAAGTCGCCCGAGGTCGAGTTCCGCTTCCTGCACGTGGTCAAGCCGCGCGCCGATGCCGACGTGACCCGCAAGGACTACCGGGGCATGGAGTTCGTGAGCTACTACATCTCCTTCGACACCCGCGAGGTGATCGAGGAGGGCGGCTTCCGCGCGTTCCCGTACCCGGTCAGCCGCTACGACCTGACCTCTGGCGAGGTCTATGGCCGCTCGCCGTGCATGACGATCCTGCCCGACGTGAAGATGCTCAACGAGATGAACCGCACGACCATCCAGGCCGCGCAGCTCAAACTGCTGCCGCCCTTGCTGGCGCATCGTGACGGCATCCTCGACGCTGTTCGCCTGACGCCTGGCGCGCTGAACTACGGCGGCGTGGACGACAGCGGCCGGCAGATGCTGCAGCCGCTCGAGGTTGGTGGCGACATCAACATCGGCATGGAGATGATGGAGCAGAAGCGCGCGGTCATCAACGACGCGCTGCTGTCGACGCTGTTCCAGATCCTCGTCGACAAGCCCAACATCACGGCCACCGAGGCCATGCTGCGCGCGCAGGAGAAGGGCCAGCTCATCGGCCCGACCGGCGCCCGCATCGAGTCCGAGTTCCTGTCCAACATGCTCTACCGCGAGCTCGACATCCTGGCCGCCGCAGGTCAGCTGCCCGAGATGCCCGAGAAGCTGGCAGAGCGTGGTGGCTTGTTCGAGATCGAGTACGACAGCCCGCTGTCGCGTGCCCGCGAGGCCGAGGGTGGCGTCGCCATCCTGCGCACGTTCGAGCAGCTCGCACCGATCGCCCAGATCGCTGGCGCCGCCGTCTACAAGCGCTTCAACGTCGACGCGATCAGCGAGGAGCTGGCGCGCCTGAACGGCATGCCGGCCAAGCTGCTCTACACCGACGACGAGATGAAGGACATCGACGCCGCGGCGGCCGAGGAAGCCCAGATGCAGCAGCTGCTGCAGGCGGCGCCCGTGGCAGCCAGCGCGGCCAAGGACATCGCGCAGGCCTCCGCGCTTGCTGGCGCTGTGCCCAACGAAGTCATCCCAGGTCCGCTGCCAGCATGACGTGCGCATCATGCTGACCACCATCGTGGTGACGTTCGAGTCGACCGAGGGCCGGCTCGTTGATGGTGACCCGACAGGCTGGCTGGCCGTGATCGACGAGCTCCCCGAGTTCGTGGGCCACGGCCACAGCGAGGGCGAGGCCACCGCAAACCTGTGCGAGCAGCTGAATGAAATCGTATGGCACTGAACACCTCCATGTTCCTGAAGTTCTGGAACCTGCGCGAGCATTACCGCGCCGTGTTCTGGCGAGCTGAAACCGACGAGGCGCACCTGCGTGCGATCGTCAAAGACCTGCGCGAGTTCTGCCGCGCGGACCAATCGTGTGTCGTGGTGGCGAAGGACGGCCGCATCGACACGCACGCGACGGCTGTAGCGGAAGGCCGGCGCGAAGTGTGGCTGCGGATCACGCAGACGCTGAACCTTTCCGACGAAACCCTGCAACGCTTCAAGGAGCAAGAGAATGACTGATCCCGCAAACACCGCACCGGCCGCGCCGGCTGCACCCGCACCTGCTGCTGCTGCTGCGCCGGCCGCACCGGCCGCACCCGTGAACGCCGCGAGCGCGCTGATGGGCGACCCGGCTGCTGCTGCCGCCGCTGCCGCCGCGCCTGCTGCCGATCCAGCCGCGCCTGCTGGCGACCCGCCCAAGCCCGAGGACGCCGCACCGGCCACGCTGACAATGCCCGGCAAGGACGCGACGCCCGAGGAGTGGGCCGAGTTCTACGGCAAGATCGGCCGACCCGAGACGCCCGAAGGCTACGAGCTGCCGCTGCCCGAAGGCGACGACGGCACCTTCGCCAAGCAGATGGCGCCGATCCTGCACAAGCACGGCGTGAGCGCCGAGCAGGCCAAGGGCCTGGCTGCCGACTGGAACGCGATGGTGGCCGCACAGATGGCCGAGCTCGACGCGGCCGACGCGGCGCATGCCACGGCCATGAACGTCAAGAACACCGCCGAGGCTGCCGAGCTCAAGAACGAGTGGGGCCAGGCGCACGATGCCAACATGCACTTCGCCAAGCTGGCGGTGCAGCAGTTCATCCCTGCCGACAAGGCCGGGGATGTGATCGCGGCGATCGAGTCCAGGCTCGGCTACAAGGCGACAATCCAGATGCTGCACGGCATCGGCAAGGGTCTGGGCGAGCATGACGCGGCCGGCATGGGCGCGAACAACAGTGCACCGCCGAAGACGTTGGCCGAGCGGCTCTACCCCGGCGCGACCTAATCTGTTGTTTTGACGCAACAAAGCCCGCTTCATTGCGGGTTTTCTTTTTTGGGCCTTGCATTGCGAGAATCGCATCAGTGTTGTATATTCGCAACCGATTGATGCCGAACTCTCCGACGAGGCATCGAGTGACCCCCGAAGTCTCATTTTTGGAGCTTATCAATGGCAACTCTCCCCACCAAGGCTGGCGCGGTCACTCTGACTGATTTCGCCAAGTCCATCGACCCCAACGGCTCTACAGCCACCGTCATCGAACTGCTCTCGCAGTCGAATGAAATCTTGCAGGACATGACCTTCATCGAAGGTAACCTGCCTACCGGCCACCAGAGCACGATCCGCACTGGCCTGCCTACTCCGACATGGCGCAAGCTGTATCAGGGTGTGCAGCCCACCAAGAGCACTCGCGCACAGGTCGTCGACACCTGCGGCATGCTGGAAGCCCGCAACGAGATCGACGTCAAGGTCGCCTCGCTGAACGGCAACACAGCTCAGTTCCGCATGTCTGAAGCCATGTCCGAAATCGAAGGCATGAACCAGGCTCTCGGCGAAACTCTGATCTACGGCGACACCTCTGTGAACCCAGAGCGCTTCACCGGCTTGACCCCTCGCTACAACACCGTGTCCGCTTCTGTGCCCACAAGCCAGAACGTGATCGACGCTGGCGGTTCCGGCTCCGATAACACCTCCGTCTGGTTGGTGGTCTTCGGCGAGAACACCATCACCGGCATCTATCCCAAGGGCTCGCAGGC